ATAAACACTCTCGTTTGACACCTTCAACTCCCCATCATTTGTAAATGACCGGATTCTCTGGATCTTATCCATAATCCTCATCATAATACCCACAATAGGATCAATATCTAAGACCTCTGTCGCTCTAAAGTTGGCAAAAGGGTCTTGACTCTTCTCTCCACCAGTATAATCGGAACTTTTTCTGCGTAAAGTATCCTTGAGATCATTAGTGGTCTCTTCCAGCATTGTTATAACGTTTTCAATTGTCATGATATTTTTTTTCTTCCATTCTTTGAATATGTTTTTCCCAGATATCTTGGGTTTTTTGGGTTTGCCCATGCTTTTCTAGAAATTCTTTAGCTTCTTGTATCCTTCTTATGGCTAATTTAGCTCTCGCTTCTCTATAGACAGCGAAGGGGAACTTAATCCAACATACGATTCCCACAAATAAACCAAGTGGGGTGCCTATAATGATTGCCCCCATTATAATAGAGAACTCTTCGTAAATTTTTTTTACTTTCATGTTATTGTAAATAATACTTATCTTCCCAACCTAGTCTCTCTATTCTGTCTTCAAGATACTTCTCGCCCCACTCTAACATTTCTGGGGAAGGAGCGTGTCCATCGTTGTGGGAATGTCTGAATTCCTGATCTTTGAATCTAGGGTTTGTTTCGGCTGCTATACGGACCGCTACAGCTTCGTCTTTGTCATAAAAACGACCAAGCTTAAGGAGCCTGCCTTTATTGTAAATATTCACTTCATACTTCTCAGTGCTTTTGCTCCAAAAAACCCCAGTTACCCCGCTAGTATTATCTTTTCGTTGCTTGGAATTATATACGTTCTGACTAGACGTAGCTAACCTAAGATTTGAAAATTTATTGTTTAATCTGTCACCATCTTTATGATCAATCTGCTTTTCTTCTGGGTCTATCCCCGTACATAGGAAGTAGACTATTCTATGAACACAATAGGGATTACAATGAAATTTTATCTTAAAGTAACCGTTATCAATGTATCCAGCTTCTTTACCTTTTATAGCCCTACTCCGCCGATTAACTTTATTAATAAGCCCAGTGCTTGATTCTTCACAGTAAGCAATATAATCTCCTATGTCTTTGGGGATTGGGATGAATTTTCTTTTAGTTTTCATATTACCTAAGTATTAATTGTTCTTGAACAGGAGTCTCAATTACATTCTTATAAGCAAAATCATACATCTTTGGCCCCAAATCTGACCCCCAAACAGTAAGTAGGACTTCTTCTAGCATTGTGTTATATCCTGACACCGCTTCTTCTTGTATTTTAAAGTTTTTAGAGATGTAGAACTCTTTACCATTTTTATCTAGTATGTTTGGCCATCTAATGTCAACTCGGTATGTATTCTCAGGTGTTTTACGCACACTTTTATACTTCTTGCCCTTGTAAGGTCCACACTTAAGCATATTCTCAGATTGAGTAACAAGCATTAGATTGGTATGATGGTTGTTACTTCTGTTGTTATCAATGTGATCAGGGCATACCAGATTGCAAATAAAAGTAAAGCCCATTGGAGTTTTTAATTCATGTCGATCATTACCTATTTGTAAGCCATAATGAGACACTAGAGGAGATTTGGATATAAGATCAGGAAATGTTTCTGCGAATAATCTATGTTGTTCAGCAGTAAATTGACTGTATCCGATGCAAAAACAATATTTAAGATAATGTTCTCTATTGCATGAAGGTTTCAAAGCTCTATCTTTATCTTTATACATCCTGCCATAAACATTTGAGGTGTAAAAATCCATTTTATACTCAGGATAAGTAACTCCTTGGTAAACTATTGGTCTTCTGAATGTTTTCATATTGATTCTCCTAAGCTACTTATAGGCATGTTATACATATCCGCATGAACTTTAAAACCATTAGACGGATCTACAGCCCCTTTCTTCCAGAAGATTGCCTTATCAAAGTAATCCTCCTTAGACATAAACCCACATAACCATATTGATTCTACTCCATAATACTGTGCTTTACTACCCATTCCCCTTTTCTCTTTGAAAGTTATAGAAATAAAAGCGTAAGTATCTGTTTTCTGGTGCTTACTCGTCCCTGCTATAGATACTTCAAAAAAAGGCTTTGGATCTACAGTTCTCCTCTTTGTTTTGACATCTATTTTTCGGCCATCTTTGATTAGATCATAGTCATATTTATCTCTACCTTTATCACAAGATATATTCTTACAATCTAAATACTTTGTTAACGCAATCTCAGCTAAGTAACCAGCTAAGTTACCTCTGCCTGATGTGATAGAGTTATTAATAGATCCTAATTCTTCCGCTTTCTTAACAGCATTATCAATCATGGACTGGTCGAAGTCTAACTTTATCATTTTATTTTTGTAGCGTAACCTTGATATTGATCTGCTGGATCTAACTCCCACCCGTTTATACCAAACTCATGCGCCCCGGTCTCAGCAGTCGTAATATCATGAATGTCTGGCGAATCTAACCTATGGCAACAAGAGTCGATGGGGTTATCTTCTTTGTTTAACACTACGACCATCAGCTCTTTATATCCGTTAGGGCCGATAATTCTACTGTCGTATCTAAAACTCATTCTGCACTAATCACGATGTAGTCGTGAAAGCTTTTATAGCTTTCAGCATATTCAACACAAGACTTAAAGTCTCCTGAGTGATCCACATAAGAAGAATCAATAACAAAGTACTTGCCCTCTGGGATTGGATATGGTTCAGCTCCTCTGGCTAAATGAGTAGAAGAGATTCTCCAGCCATCGCCATCACTCTTTACTATCGTTTTAAATTTTAAAGTATCAGCAGGATGAGCATCTTCTTCAAAAGTCTTGAGCATTTTAGTAAGCTGCCACTTAGTCAGAAAAACATGAGCATCAACTTTCTCTGGAGGAACTACCTTAACGGTCTCCTTGAACCGTAGTTTAGGCTCTTTATAGCCATGCCAAGCGGCCACACCCCACACTCCCCACAAGGGGAGACAAACAGACGCGAATAATAATATTTTTTTCATTTTATTAAAGAATTGAGAATTCATAGTAACCAGCTTGATTTAATTTATCCTTGAGTCTCACCCCATCAAAATCCATTGGTTTTATTTTTTTGAATCCATTCTGGCCGATATAAGTTATTAAGTTATCAGAGACCCTATTCCTATAACAATAAGCTACAGCATTTTTGCCTTTGCTTAAGTATTCAGCCGCTATAGCTGGAGTCTTCACCAGATAAAGAGTTTCTTCCTTGTTGAAACTTACGCCGGGGACGTTAGAGGGGTAGACATAATCATGGGCGCATCTATTTAATTTTTTATAAGCACCCTTATTATTTGTCCCGGCTAAATAATGTCCTATTATAGTCTTTTCATCATAAGGATCATAAAAGGGGAAATGCAAATCTCCATCCGCATTACATTTAATATTTAAAAGATTTAAAACTTCGGTCTTAATTTTATAACTTCTATGAACTATTAGAACCGATTGCGTGGGACAATCGAATGCTCTATATCTATTTCTCCATTTGTGGGCTTCCATAATCTAAAACGGTTTTTTTTCTTTAATATATTTTTTTAACACTTTGACTCCTTTGCTATCATACTCAAACCACCATTCTTCAGTATAACCACCCGATCTGGTAATTTTATATATAACACGCCCTAAATCATCTAATTCTAAATTTTCAAACATACTTTACCAATGTCTAATTGTATTCGCTATGATGAATCCACATGTCGTTATATGGACGAACCACCAAAAAGTTCGGATGAGAGCGGCGAGGTCAGCTTCCCTAGGGTTGTCTGACACCCGCTCGCCCATCGTCCTACACCATATCCTCCACAGTTTTGACTTCAAGTCAAGCTGAAATTGTGGATTACTTAGTTAAAATGCTATAAACTAGCATTGCTGCATCCAGAACAAACAACGTACCAAAGAATACGGCAATTGTTTTTAACGCTCTGGTCCTAATCTGAATCGTATCATTGAGATCACTAAGATCTTTTTTAATCGATACGATCTCTTCATTTTCTGTCTTTGTCATAAGTTTTTTACTGTGATATTATTTATTTCTCTCCTAATGATAACGATAGGATCATTATAGAAATTTAAATCTTGTATAGTTATTCTATTATTCTGCCAGTATACCAGCGCAGATTCCTCATTGTGAAACTCCGGGGTATTTGGGACAGGCTCATATACAAAACCTCTATCTTTTACAATCAGGTGGACCTGCTTATAGCCTTTCATTTTTAAAACTCAAGCTTGATAGCTCTGGAGGTTCCCGCTAACCCAAGAAAGACATCTTTACCCTTAGTCAAAGCGCAAGTAGAGTAACCAGTCCCAAGACTCATTCCAT